GCACGACTGGAAGGCCACGCAAACCGGACTTAGACTTCCGGCACATACAGCGCTTCCATGGTTTTACTACTAAAGCCAATCCTGTTTGGCTTCATCAAATCAAAGGCAGTCAAGCAGCTGCTAATGGATTGTCTGATCAAGATCAGCGAGCAGACAGACAATCAGCTAGATGATGTGGCTTGCAAGTATGTCCAAGATTTACTGTTCCCGGATGGTCGCGTTGAGAAGTAAATGTGGCTGTGGGTTGTAGTTGTGGCTTTATCGTTGCTTCCCTTCTTCCATTGGTTTCGTGGCACTCCTCACCAACTTGCCGCTATTAAAGAGCTTGAAGACTCCTTGCCTAAGGAGTTACTTGATAACGATGCCGCCTGGTTTGATGCGTGGAAAGCATCAGGCATTGACCAAGAAATCTATACCCCTTATTTCAGCCAACTCGATAATGCCAGTGGCAAGGGCTATAGAGAGTGTTTTAGTTCAGCAGCAGCAATGGTTGCCGCGTTTTACCGGAAAGTTGAAACAGATGACGGATATAACTACATTCGCAAGGATTACGGGGATTCAACTGCTGTTGGAGCGCAAATCGAAACGCTAAAAAGTTTGGGTTTAAATGTTGAGTTTCGGATTGATGGTGATGCGGAAATGATTGAGATGGAAATTGAAATGGGGAGACCTGTTTTAGTTGGTTGGTTGCATAAAGGCGATTTATCGAAAGGCGAACAACCACAATGCGACAGCGGCAACTGTGGTCACTGGTCTTTGATTACTGGTTATAAGGGAAAGAACAGCAATGATCCACGCTGGGTCATGCAAGATCCACGAGGCAAACCTGATCTACTGCAAGGGGGCCATTCGACTCCTGTAGGAGGAGAACAGGTTGAAGTAAGGCAGTCTGAATTTAGTCCGCGTTGGGAAGTTGACGGTGTTGGAACGGGCTGGGTGATTCTTGTAGATGAGAGCTAAGGTACGTTTTTGTCTGTAAGGCGTGGCAGTTCTGTGTGATTGGGAGATTCGCTCTCATTGCGAAGGTGGTCAGATGGTGTGGCCTTTTAATCCAGAGCTAGTCAATCCAGCCAGCCTTGACGTGGTTTTGGGAAATCACTTGATGTGTGAGTCACCAACAGAAATGGAGCTATTTCGGGTAGACATTACAAAAGCAACAAAGGATGATCCGTATTGGCTATCGCCCGGCAGCTTTTGTCTGGCTGAGACACGTGAGTGCTTTAATCTCCCTGACGACATCTCCGCTCAGTTTGTACTCAAGTCAAGCCGTGCCAGAGAGGGCCTTAATCATCTTCTTGCTGGTTGGTGCGATCCAGGCTGGCACGGAAGCAAGCTCACGCTCGAATTAAAGAATGAACGTCGTTACCATGACTTGCCCTTGTATCCAGGGCTGAAGATTGGTCAGATGGTATTTCACTACATGAACAACGTTCCAATGCACAGCTATGCGTTAACGGGTAATTACAACAATCATTTAACGGTGATGCCGAGCGTGGCATGAACTGGGGATATATCAGTGCTTTTTGGACAACAGTCGTGATGAACTGTGTTCAACCTGTGAATTGGGAAGCTTGCTTGCCAGTGCAGGACTGGTTGGTTCCGGCTATAGGTGATTACATACGTTTTAAGACGGAGGAACCCTATGCTTCCGAAAAGCGAGCCTTACGATCAATTCAGTTGGATGATCGTCGAACAAAGCCTTGAAGAGGAGTTGACGCTTGAACGCAGTATTAGGGAAATTGAGGACTGCGAGCACATAGATGTGCTGTCACAGCTTTGTGTCGCCATGGCTCGCCAGCACTGGCATCAAAGCAAACTGCTTAAACAGGCGGTTGGTCACATTGCTTTGCTAGATACTGTCTTTTCTGGCGCAGAGCAGATTCTCTAAAAGCTTTTTCAAGTGCGGTTAGTTTTGGCTTGGATTCGTGCAGCGTGTCTCTAACCCTTGCTTTAGCCGCGTCAATTTGATCTTGAGGCCGAGTCGTCCAATTCATGTTCACTGGGGCCATGACTCAATTACTGAGGGTTGGTCTCATCGCAGTTATAGAGGCGTGTCAAATAGCTGTAAAGCCATTGGGCTTGCCAGTCCTGCTCGTGATAACGCACGATGCCAGCGGCCTCTACACGCCAGATAAGCTTTCCATCTTTTTTGACTTGCTCGATGGTTGGCTTCATATCAAAAGAATAGGCACGGGATTGAGCCGTGCCCTTGAGCTAACTAGAAATCAGCTGTGCTGTTGCCTTGGATTTGCTGCAGGTTGATAGAGCCAAAATCACCGTATTGACCAGTTTGCCCCTTGCCGTTGAGGTAAAAACCCTCAACTTCAATCTCTTCTTTTTTGGCAAAGTCCCATACCTTGCCAGGCTTGATGCGATCAGATTCGCCAGCCAGCTTTTGTAGGTAAGACGCAAGCTCAAGAATGGATTGCTTGGTCACGAACAAAGACAACTGCTTAGGTTGCTTGCCTTCTGTATCAAAACGGTTTTCACCAACGGACCATTTGATTTGGTGCGTAAGGGCGGGGACGAAATCAGCCATCAGGATTAATACCTTTGAAGAATTGGGACAGAATGGTTTTCACTGCGGCGTTTCTGACGCCGCCGTGATTTTGATCAGCGTAGTGCTGAACATTTTTGGCTAGGACGGGGTCCAGCCGAACTTGGAAATGCAGATGACGACGTTCCTCGTCACGCTTGGCTTGTGCTGTCTTTTCATCGTCAGACATAGTTTTTCAGGTTGGCGTTCATCCAGTCTTGGTGACGCTTAGCAGTTAAGGCTGGGGCAACTTTTGCGTCAGGCCCGAGATTAAAATCCCGTCGAAAGTCCGTACAAAATCGAGCAAGGTTGTCAGGCGTCAATTCTTTGACGAGGCCAAGGCATAACTCGCGATCGTTTTTGCTGAGCGGCTGGTCTGCATCAGCAATGCCTTCGATCTTTGCTGCAGGCTTGGCGGGTGCATTTTCTGACGGGTCAGCAAAGTCACCGTCAACATCCATGTCGGCTGTGAGGCCAAGAATGGCAAGCAGGCTATAACGCCTTGAATAAGTACAGCTCCCACCAAAGTCGTGCAGTGGATTTTTTCCTCGACCACCGACGACCATGGGCAAACGGCTGATGAGTTGAGCACCGCTGACATGGAGCAACTGTGTGACAAGCACAGGGTTGTTGTCATGGCTGCTTGGCTCAAAACCTTGCGAGACAACCAACCCGTTCTTGATTAGATGCGGGGTGACAGTAGAAAGGACAGTCTCAAGATCAGCAAAGTTGCCGTACTGGGCTTTTGCTGTTTTGTTGATTGCTGGGACGGTTTTGTGGAAAGCAACCAGTGCTTCAACCAATGGCTGTAATGGTGATGATGGCGCTGGGTTGTTCGTTTCTTGAGGCATAGCGTTTTTGTGCAATAAGGCTGGTTACTTGTGCATCGTCGTTAAAACAGATTTCAGTCAAGCCGTCTAAAACAGCGCGGCTTAATTTGTCTACGTCTCCAATGCGTGCGGTGCAGTGCATAGGTGCTTTTGGCTTGAGTTCTCCGTTAGTGCGGAAGTGGCCTTTTGGTCTGGCAAATATAAAAGTGACCGAGACCAAAATGGGCTTATCCATCATGGCATACCAGCCGTCTGGAAGCAACTCAATCGCGGTATGTCTGACATCTTGGCGCCAAGGTTTGCATCGTTTTGATGCTTCAACCATGATGCCTTTGCCGACATGACGCTTGCTGCCTTGCGGGGCAGGTTTGCCAAGCACGGTAAACGTGAAGCTATTCGGGCAGCTTGTCGAAGGCGTTGTCAATTGCAGAGTTCAGCAAAGCCAAAGCAAGCGTAGTCGGTGCGACTTTGCGTTGCTGTACTTCAATTGTTTGACCTGCAACTTCGACTTCGACGGTGTAACCGCAAGTGGTTTCAGAAAGCTTTGTGAGCTTTGCTGCGCGATTGGCGTCAAGATTGATAGAAACTGATTTCATGATGTTGATGTTTTTTAGAAAGTGGTTTGTATGCTAGGCATTGAATTGTCTTCGAGAAATCTAGCAGAATTAGTAGATGGTGTTTTTAAAAAATTATGGAAAGGGTCTGATTTGAACGGCACTAGGTTTACAACTTTTTCTCCTAACATAAATTTATATGCTGCTGTTACGGTCACGCGAAAATCGCTTTTTTGGCTCCAATACTGTCCTTTTGGTTCTTCTTTTTTCCTTGCAATAGTATTTCTAAGTTTTAAAGCTGCAATTTCTGTAGAGCTGCTAGCTATGTCAACCGAGCTGTATCCATCTAAACAAAGATCAATAAATAGCTGAGCACGCGTGAGGGGGTGGTGATTGTGCTGATACAGCGAAATTGTTGAGTAGTTAAGCATTTCTGCATAAATCTTGAGCGCTGCTGCGTAAATAAATGAAGATCCTCCTGGTTGTTTGGCATTGACAAGAGTTAAAAACTCTTTGTGTTTGCGGTAAGTTGCCGCCACTAAATCATCATGGCGCTGATAGCCATACTGCATAGTGCCAACGCCTGGGTTTGCGTAATCATTCATTGAATGACGAACAATGCAGCATTCTTTTTGGCTAATTTCAGTCCCAGAAATAGTAATGCGCTGTTCCATTGTGCGCTTTTTTCCAGTGTCAAATTTTTGAAAAGCTTCTTTTGGACTGCCAAATAAAACAATAAATTTTTGAGAAGTGTTTGATTGGACAACCGCATTGAGCCTGTGCTGGGCGTTGCCAACTTGAAGGCCATTGCTAACGACAATGGCGTCATTTGACAGACCCCATTCGCCGTTTTTCATGTCAGCCGACATTCGATCAACGTATGCCTTCGAAAGTTTGCGATTTTGATGAAAATTTAAAGCAAGCAGCTTTTGCGCAAGTGCTGGCCCAACATCAACAATAAAAGCTTTGTGTCCACAATCGCTAAATGAAAGCTCGCAGTCGTGAAGGTCTTGAAGGATGTTGCTCATTTAAGACCCTCACAGGCTTGCTGCCAGCCTTGCTCGCAGTGTGTGATCTGTTGCTGGTTATGAACGCTGGTCAATGTGACCCAAGTGGCGGCACAAAAAAGCACACCAAACACAGCGCAAAGAAGAAAGCTCGTTTTCTCAGGCTTGTAATACCGGGGACGTGACTTCATAGAAAAGAAAAATTAATGTGGGGCTCTCGCCTGAACGCATAGTGGCATACCTGGGCATACCTGTCAAGTCGATTGGCTGTGGTGCTGTGGATCAGGCAGGCCAAACAAAGGATGCAATTTGAGCCTGATTTCATTGCCTGACCAAATCATTTCGTCAGAAGTGATTTCAATTTCAGCTTGTTGAGCTGTGTACCAGCGATGGTCGCAGCTAACGCAACGACGGCGGCGCACTACCTGGTAAGGGCCTCCAGTGGTTTGCTTAGTAGTAACTACGCGGCAATTAAACGAGCCACATTTTGGGCACTGCATTCGAATTTGTCTGCTCAAAAGTCTGGTTGTGTTGCTTGAAATTTGCCCCAAGCCTCTTCCCAGGCTTCAAGGCATTCTTCTGGGTCTTGCTTTATAAATTTTACCTTTTCAGGCCCGCTCACGGCAGTGACGCACATCCCAACCGTGATAGTCGGTTGCACAATGGCCAAGCAAGACATGTAGGCACCAAGCTGAGCCGTTGCTGGCTTGCGAGCTGCAATTGCTTTTTTGCTGCTGACCGTTTTCAGGTCTCCCAAAATAACCAGTTGTTTGCTGGGCTCCAGCCCTTCTTCTTTCAATCGAATCAAAAAGTCAAAGCTGCCGCCAAGGCTTTTGTATCTATCCATGACCCTATATTCCGTGGCCAAGGTTTCGACCCCTTTAAAAAATGGATCGTCAAGCAGTGGATCAAGCCACGGTGACCATTTGTCGTCAACGATTTGCGGCTCGTCAAGCAAATGCAGTTCCAACGCCTTATGGATTGCTGTTCCTCTGGCAGCCCATCCATCGGGGCCATCTTTGTGTTTGTCGATCATTGCTCGTTTGAACGGCGTCATATCAACGTCGAGCACATCGGAAACGTTGTGCGCTAGCCATTCGCCGCGCCATCGATAACGATGCAAGCCTTCGTGGAACTCAAGCTCTGGGACTGGATCAAGCATTAAGGGGTTGCGCTCTGGGGACAGTATGGGCATACTTTGCCAGCAAAGCAATCCCAAACAATGCAAGAACTGGAATCAGCTGCTAGCAGCCACGTCCGCGTTGACCCCAGAGTGATCGCAGAAGTGGACCGCAAAAAACCAATTGGCGTCACCCGCACCGGATGGGTCAACCTGCTGCTTCAAAAAGCAATTGCATCAGAACCGGAGCCCCTTGCCCGTGACTAATCTCGACGCAGAAGAACGCGCCTTTGATCTGTTGCAGTGGGTGCCTTATTGCCTTCCGTCTCAATATGACGAAGAGCAAGCCATGCTCGGCTATTACAGCAACACGCAGAAGGATCGCTCCGATCATGCCATCGACGCATGGGACGCTGATCATCCGTACAAATCCAGCGACGAACTAGAAGCGTTCAAAGAACTGGAAAGGCTTGGTGTCTACACACAGGCTGACTTTTACTCACCAAGCAAAGCCAAAGATGGACACTACACCGGGCGAATTAAAGCCCTCCGAGATTCTGCCCGAAAGCCTGAAGGATCACCAAGACCTTCTGGACCGCCTCGACCAATACGCAAACACCGTCCTTTGTAACGAGACAGACGA